CGGATCTCCGAAAGTTTCTGTTAATTCTCTTTGTGATGAAATCAAAAAAGCAGTGTTGGCATTGGCAGTTTGTGTGCCCGCCGCAGTGCCGTCGCCTGCTCCATTCTGTTTATCTTGTGCTGATGTCACTATGAATAGTGGTGTAGTGCCAGCATCTGATGGTACGTAGAAACTTTCATTTATTACTGAAACTTCTACTCCTGGTGATGTCAAATTTGCCATTTTTCGTATTCTCCTTGCAAGTTGTACGTATACTAGAGTTATTTATTAGATCGTACGGTTTTGTTGACATAATTTACCATTTTCAAGGTGCCTATATAGGGAACGTAAATACAACTATGAGGTATAAAGACAGACCATTGTGTAAATCATGTAAGGCCAAACCTAGGGCATACGCTTACAAGCGGTACGATAGGGTGTATTGGCGAAGCCTTTGTGATACCTGCATCAGGAAAAAGGCAGGTAAAAAAGTAGGAGGGATAACTGCTCTACAACGATCTGGATATAAAAAAAAGAAAAAATGTGAACTATGTGGGTTCAAGGCGCAAGATAAAGCACAACTGGATGTTTTCTTTGTGGACGGGGATATGCGGAATACTATATCTACTAATTTAAAAACTGTTTGCGCCAATTGCCAACGGCTTAGTAACGTCCGGAGACTTGGATGGCGGGTTGGTGATCTCGTTGCTGACGAATAAGTTATTAATCAAAACACACAGCTCTTCCTTTGTACCGTCATTTTCAATCACGTAGTCGAACTCTTCTTTTGCCCAGGCATATTCGGATGAATGTATATTTTTTGGTTCTACGTTGCCTTCAACGTAATTTATAAACCATTCAGGATCGGGACCTCGCATTACACGTATAATTTTGCCGCCATGTGCTCTTATGGCTTTGACTTCGTTAGGGAATCTAGTATCTGATATCACAGTGTTTTGCCCTTTATATCTGCCAATACAACTATCTACCCATATAGCGTCGTACATATGACCACGCATAACCTCAGTGCCAAAATATTGCATAACCCACCTTGGTGTCACAGGCTTTCCGAATTTTTCACTCCAAAATTTATCAGGCTGTTCTCGCCAATGTCTGCTTGACTCTGTGTCTCCCTCGAGCATACTTCTATCCCAGTTGAACATAGACGCAACAGCATCTTTCAAACTCATGGCAAAACTATCCTTTTGATACCCATGATTGTCGACCAAATGTTGTGCTACAGTGTCTTTACCTGAACCGATTAAACCTACTATGCCTATTAACATAGGTTTATTATACTATTTTTTTAAACGTTTTTCAATCTCTTTTATTGCTCTTTTTACTGAATGTAAGATCTGACTGCGAAGACTTTTTTTACGTTCTTTAAGGGCCTTTATACTAAGGTTTTCCAGTTCAGTCACAACTTCTTCTAGTTCATCCAATGTAAGATCTGAGTAATTTTTGTAATTGGATTTTTTCATGTTGTTGGTATTTAAATGTAGTTAATTAACTATTAACCAATAACAAAACTGTGCGGCGTGCCACCTTCGGAATAGTTCCCAATTTCAAGTTCAAGCCTTTCCATTTCCTGCATACCCTGTTGTTTAAGTTCTGCTCCGTTCAATGTGGTTCCGCCCTGCGGTCCTGCTATCTGTGTGAACTTTCCTCTTGCTTCACCTATCATAACTTTTGATACTGCTAAAGTATAATCTCTGATCCACGGTTTTGAATAGATATCTTTGAAAAGTGTTATGTCTGGTCTAAAGTTGTCTGTGTGCATCAGCACTGTTTCATTGTCGGCTCTTGGCTTTTGTGTAATGGTTAGTTTTTTTGTTGCAACATCAAAATGAAACTGTATAAAACTTCCAAATAATTTTCCCACAAGTTCCTGATATGACGCAAAGGCATAGTAAGTTGCCAACCCACCAGTTGCACCTGCTCGTAAAAGATATGTGTTTGTGTATGCCAAATTAAAAGGTTCGAACAGTGTTCCACCTTCTCCGCCTTCTGTCCTTGATCCAACTGTTCTTCTGTGTAAACTTCTCACATTTATAATTTCATCCGGTAAGATATATGTGTTTTGGTCTTTTTTTAATTCTAGAAATGCATATGATTCTTCAACAGCGTTTGAGGATCTCTGTCTAAACTTGTTGATTGCCCGTTCTAGTGCCGTTTGATAGTGTTTTGGGTCTAATTCAACGTCAATCATTCCGTCGCCGAGATTATTTTTTACATAATCGAATATCTCTTGTTGACCTGTTTGTAGTTCTGACATACTCATATTTATAGCCTTTGCCTTGGCAATAAATATGTATGATATGCCAAGATTATCCATTTTTAAGCCTGAAAAGGGGAAAGACTACAAATTCTTCGATCGGAACATCAAAGAGATGTTCACCGTTGGAGGTACAGATCTTCACCTACACAAATATCTAGGACCTCATGATCAGGGAGACACGCAAAAAGACGGCGAAGCATCACCATCGCAACCGAATTACGCAGGGAGTGAAATTAACGAAACAACAATTCAAGACTTATTATTTTTAGAAAACAGAGATAGGAAATATGCACCTGATATCTATATTGTCAGAGGTATCTATAATGTTCAAGACGCGGACTTTAACCTTTCTCAGTTTGGAATGTTTTTACAAAATGACACATTATTTTTGACTGTACATCTCAACGATATAGTCGAACGTATTGGAAGAAAGCCAATGTCTGGTGATGTGTTAGAGTTTCCTCATATGAAGGATGATTTCTCTTTAGATGAAAGCATACCAATTGCTTTAAAAAGGTATTATGTGATTGAGGATGTCAATAGAGCCGCCGAAGGATTTTCAGCAACATGGTGGCCACATTTGTTGAGATTAAAACTTAAAAGTTTAGTTGATTCTCAAGAGTTCAGAGATATATTAGGTGATGCAACAACCACAGGGTCCATGGCAAGTTACATGAGCACATTCAACAAAGAAAAAACAATTAACGATCAGGTTGTTGCTCAAGCGGAGTCAGATGCTCCTAAGTCAGGATTTAATTACAAACAATATTATGTTGCCCCAATTGACGAAAGAGGCAACATAAGAACAGAAAACGTTAACACCGAAGAGCAAAGGGCAAGTAGTGACAGAACCGTAAATGCCGTTATAGATACGCCTGCAAGTTCGCACTATGGATTCTATCTTGATGGAGATGGCGTAGCTCCAAACGGTAATCCGGCCGGCTTTGGAATTAGTTTTCCAATTTCTGGTGTCGACAAAGGTGATTATTTTTTAAGGACGGATTACTTGCCTAACAGATTATTTCGTTATGATGGCAACAGATGGATAAAAATTGAAGATTCAGTTAGAATAACTACCACAAACAATGATACTAGAGCTAATTATAAGACAGGTTTTGTTAACAACACAACTGAATCAACAATTAATGGGTTGACTGTAAAACAAAGACAAGCACTTTCAAATGCTTTAAAACCAAAGGCTGACAACTAATGCTACATTTTTATGATGGACAGGTTAGAAAGTTTCTAACTCAATTTATTAGAATTCTAAGTAATTTTTCTGTTGAGACAGGAAAGGCAAAAGATGGACGTATTAACTTACGAGCAGTACCTGTTGTTTATGGTGACCCAACAAGGCAAGTTGCAAACATTATTAGAAATAATAGTGAAAATGCCCTAAATTACGCTCCAAAAATTGCTTGTTATGTCAGAGAACTCAACTACGATAGAGATCGTATGCAAAATCCATACCATGTCGAAAAGCAACATCTAAGAGAAAGAGATGTTGACTCTGATGGAAACTATACAAATCAGTTAGGTGCCGGATACACAGTAGAAAAAGTAATGCCGTCACCTTTTAGGCTAGAAGTAAGTGCTGATATTTTTTCTTCGAATACTGATCAAAAACTACAAATACTAGAACAGATATTGTACCTATTCAATCCCGATTTTGAAATACAAAAGACAGACAACTACATTGATTGGACAAGTTTAAGCTATGTGGAACTTACTGGAATAACTTTTAGTTCACGAACCATTCCGGTAGGCGCAGATTCTGAAATTGATGTTGCATCAATGACATTCAGTATGCCAATATGGTTGTCACCACCTGTCAAAGTAAAAAAATTAGGAGTGGTTCAAAAAATAATCATGAGCATATATGATGATGATGGTGGCATAACCAAAGGATTAATCGACGGTGAACTAGCTTCAAGAAGTTTTATCACACCAAACAATTTTGGTTTACTAGTAACAGGTAACCAGCTAAGATTATTAGGATCTACTGGCACAAATGTTAAATCAGGAGGTGATGGATTTCACACCGGCGCAAGTGCGCCAAGCAACATTGATCCGTTTGAAGCATTCGGGCCACCACTAAATTGGAAAATAATCTTAGATCAATATGGCAAAGTTATCAATAGTACGTCACAGATAAGACTTACTCAGCCTAACGGCAATCAGATAATTGGTACAATCGCAACAACTACTTTAGATGACACTATATTGCTATACACCATTGATAGTGATACCATTCCTAGCAACTCACTGACTGCCGTTTTAAAAATAATTAATCCTGCGACTTTCAACCCAGGCACACCTGCTAATGGTGACAGATATCTTGTAATAAATGATGTTGGGGATTCAACAGCTAGTTTTCAAAGTAGCACTTGGGGTACGCTGGTAGCCAAAGTAGGAGATATCATAGAATACAATAGCTCAACAGGTAAATGGAATATTGCTTTCGATGCCTCTGACCCAGATTCAACACAACATTACGTTACCAATTTGAACACTGGTATTCAGTACAGATTCAATGGCACAGAATGGGTAAAATCATACGAAGGCGTGTACAAACAAGGCACCTGGAGTATAGTATTAGATGGTGGTTATCAGCAAACAGAAGATGCCGATGCCAACGATGCAACTACCCCTTGATCATTAATTGGTTAATTGTTATAATAAAGAATGAAATCCAAAGTATCTAGAAGTTTGACCAAAACTATCACGTGGAGAATATTAGCTACAAGCGATACTTTTCTTATTGCATGGCTTATTACAGGTAAATTTAGTTGGGCTGGTGCGATAGCTGGCATAGAAGTTCTAACTAAAATGTTCTTATACTACGGCCATGAAAGGGTATGGGATAAAATTAAGTGGGGCCGAGAGGCATTAGAACTTCCAACTGAAATTTTTCCATCCGAAGATTGGAAAATAAAAAGATTAAAAAATTTTTTAAACAAGAAACACAAAAGATTGGCTAAATTATTATAATGAAAGATAACATAGTTTGTTCAGGAGCATTATTTTATTCAACAAACACTAAGAGATTTTTATTCTTACAAAGAACTGATAGGAAAACAATAGGCACATGGGGACTTGTAGGAGGCAAGTCAAAATTCCGTGAAAGTGCATTTGAAGGTCTTAGACGTGAAATAAAAGAAGAAGTAGGAGACACTCCGAGATTCAAGAAAGTAATTCCCCTTGAAATGTTCACATCCAATGATCAGAAATTTTATTTTCACACTTATGTCATTGCAATCGACGGTGAATTCCTACCTAAACTTAATGAAGAACACTCGGGCTATTGTTGGACAGCTTTTGAATGTTGGCCAAAGAATTTGCACATGGGTCTTAAGAATACCCTTAACAATAAAGCCATAAAAGGCAAACTACAAACAATACTAGATCTAATTACTTAATTAAGTTTTTACCACAAGGAAGTGACACCACCTAGGTGGTAACCATTGTAATATCCATGCCCTATTCCTATACAAAGGATATAGATGGTCCAAATCAAGTTTATGCAAATTTTTGTATTGTACCCTAAAGTACGGGTAATCACAGGAAGAAAATATAAGGTCGTAGGTTTCCTGATCATCCTTATAGATTCTAATTTGTAGGTGACGATACCTAACGCTTTTGATTAGTTCTTTCACGCACTTCTCCCTTTCAAAGTGCGTTCCTTCGGTTTCCCTACTTCCGTCCCTTTGGATGAACGTAAAAATATTTATTAAATTCAAAAAAAAAGGCGACTAAAAAGCCGCCTTTTAATTCTACTAAAAAGTATTAATATTTATTAGTTGTTAGTTCGAACTGCACAGTTTACCAACTTGATTCCTGCGTCTGTTGAACTTTCTAATGCTCTACCAATAACGTTGAATGGTGAAATCGATTCACCTGACGCCACCGCTCTAGCACAACCTTTTACTGATGAACTAACAAGCCTTTGACCTTTTGTAACTGCACCTGTAACTCTGACTGGTGTTCTTCCTGTCATTGCCACAAATGGGTGTGTTTCACTGTTACCGGCCGCGGCGTTCATAGCGTATGCTGGTTGATCAGAAATTACACCAAAAACATTTTCAGATAGATCTGATGTTGTTTCTGTGATCTCTGCATCACCGCCTACTTCTACTACTGCACCTGTTGACATAGGAGCGTCTGCTTCGAAACGCTCGGCAACGTCCGCGTACTGAGCCGATGTTGCAACGGCGTGTACCACGTTTGCCCTAATGTCCACTAGTGACGCTGTGCCTGATGGTCCTTCTGAGTTACCTTCTGCTCTTCTGAAAGCTGTAAAGGCACCACCCGCATTACCGTGAATAGTTGTTCCGTCATCTGTAAATGATTCATCCCACGCCCAAAGTAAT